CACCGGGCGGAGCTGCGTTTTCGCGCGGTGACGGAACCGGAAAGCTGAACCACGGTTTTTAGGAAAGGACCCTGGCAATGACGGCACAGAAGGGGCGGGACCTCCTGCTCAAGATCGACAACGGCGCGGGCTTCGTCACCGCGGCGGGGCTGCGCTCCAAGCGCCTCGCCTTCAATGCCCAGCTCGTCGACGTGACGGATGCGGAATCGGCCGGGCGCTGGCGCGAATTGCTCGGCGGGGCCGGCGTGCAGCGCGCGGCCGTCTCCGGCAGCGGCATCTTCAAGGACCAGGCGTCCGACGCGCTGGTGCGCTCGCTGTTCTTCGCCGGAACCATTGCCGGCTGGCAGGTGGTCATACCGGATTTCGGCACGGTCGCCGGGCCGTTCCAGATCGCCGCGCTCGAATATTCCGGCGCGCATGACGGCGAGGTGGCCTTCGAGATCGCGCTGGAATCGGCCGGCGCGCTGACCTTCGAGGCGCTGTGATGGGCGCGCGGGCGAACCGCCATCGCGGCGAGATCGAGGCCCATCTCGACGGCGAGACGAGGGTGCTGTGCCTGACGCTCGGCGCGCTCGCCGAGCTGGAGACGGCATTTGCGGTCGACAGCCTGACGGGGCTGGCGGAGCGCTTTTCCTCCGGAAGGCTGAGGGCGGACGACCTCATCCGCATCATCGGCGCGGGGCTGCGCGGGGCGGGCAACCTTTTCTCCGACGAGGACGTGGCGGGCATGGCGGTGGCGGACGGGCTCGCGGGCTTCGCGCGCATCGCCGCCGAACTGCTGCACGCGACCTTCGGGCCGGGCAGGGAGGCGGCTTCGCCGCACCCTTGAGCGCCGCATCCGGCGCGCCCGATGAGGCGCCTGCCTTTCCCTGGGAGGCGGCGCTTCATGCCGGGCTCTGCCGCATGCGGCTTTCCGCGAAGGATTTCTGGGCGATGACGCCGCGCGAGCTCGGCTTTGCGCTCGGGCTGCTGCGGCCCTCGCCGGCGGTGCCGGGCCGGGCGGCGCTTGCCGCGCTGATGCTGGCCTTTCCCGACGGGACGGAGTGAACCATGGCGAATTCCGATGACGAAATCACCCCGGGCGCCCTTGCCGGCGCGCGGGAGGAGGCGGAGGCGCTTTCGGACGTCTTCGACGACCTCGAGGCGCGCTCGCGCTCCTTCGGCCATGCGCTGACCGGCGCGCTGAAGGGCGCGGTGGTGGACGGCAAGGGACTGGAAAGCGTGCTGCGCGGGCTTGCGCTGCGCATGAGCGACATCGCGCTCTCCGCCGGGCTGAAGCCGCTGGAGGGGCTGCTTTCCTCCGGCATCTCCAGCGTTCTCGGCGGCGTGACGCCGTTTGCCAAGGGCGGGGTGGTTTCCGCGCCGACCTATTTCGGCAGCGCCGGCGGGCTCGGCCTGATGGGTGAGGCGGGGGCGGAGGCGATCCTGCCGCTGAAGCGCGGGCCGGACGGGGCGCTGGGCGTCGCGGCGGGCGGTGGCGGCGGCGGGGCGCAGATCGTCTTCAACGTGACGGCGCAGGACGCGGCGAGCTTCCGCAAGTCGGAAGGCCAGATCGCCGCCATGCTGACCCGCGCGGTGGGGCGTGGGCAGCGGAGTTTGTGAGGGGCCGTGTGGTGATTGCCCCTCATCCCGCTGCCGCGACCTTCTCCCCGCAAGCGGGGCGAAGGGGCAGGCTGCGCGGGTTTCCTGCATCACCAGCGACCATCGTTCGGGAAGGCCTTGCCTTCTCCTCCTTCTCCCCGCTTGCGGGGAGAAGGTCCCGGCAGGGGGATGAGGGGCGGGGGCGGCATATTTTTACGGAGACATCGGATGGCAGGATTTCATGAGGTGCGGTTTCCGTTGCGCGTCGCGCTCGGCACCAGCGGGGGGCCGGTGCGGCGGACGGATATCGTCAGCCTTTCCAACGGGCGGGAGAACCGCAACCGCCGCTGGCAGGATGCCCGGCGGCGCTACGATGCGGGCTCGGGCGTGCGCTCGCTCGACGATCTCTATGCCGTGCTCGCCTTCTTCGAGGCGCGGGCGGGGCAGTTCTTCGGGTTCCGCTTCCGCGATCCGGTGGACCATAAATCGTGCGCGCCCGGCGCGGCGGTTTCCGCGACCGACCAGCTTCTCGGCAACGGCGACGGCGAGACGGCGGCCTTCCGGCTCGTCAAGCGCTATGCGGATGCGGGCGGGGAGACGGTGCGGCTGATCGAAAAGCCGGTGGCCGGCAGCGTCGTCGTCTCGGTGGCGGGGAGCCTCGTGCCGGCGGCAGATTATACCGTCGATGCGGCGACGGGGACCGTCACTTTCGTGGCGGGCAAGGTTCCGGTTTCCGGCGCGGTGCGGGCCGGCTTCGAATTCGACGTGCCGGTGCGCTTCGACACGGACCGCATCGATATCGACCTTGCCCAGTTCGATGCGGGGCGCATCCCGTCCATTCCGCTGGTGGAGGTTCGGCCATGAGGACGATCCCGGAGGCGCTCCAGGCCCATCTCGACGGCGAGGCGACGACGCTCTGCCATTGCTGGAAGGTGACGCGGCGCGACGGCGTGGCGATGGGTTTCACCGACCACGACCGCGACCTTGCCTTCGACGGCCTCGCCTTCCTTGCGGCGAGCGGTTTTTCCGCGAGCGAGAGCGAGGACGGCAACGGGCTCTCGGCCGAGGGCGGCGATCTTTCCGGCGGCTTTTCCGCCGAGGCGATCCGCGCCGAGGATCTTTCGGCCGGGCGCTACGACGGGGCGAAGGTCGAGGTCTATACGGTCAACTGGCAGGATCCGGCCGAGCGGCTCCTGCTGCGCACGGCCGAGCTTGGCGAGGTGCGGCGCGAGGGCGGACAGTTCCGCGCCGAGTTGCGGCGGCTGACGCACCGGCTCGACCAGGTGCGCGGGCGCATCTACGGGCGCCAGTGCGATGCCGTGCTGGGGGACGGGCGCTGCCGGGTGAACCTCGCCGCCTTCCGCGCCACGGCGACGGTGACGGCGGTGCGGGACGACATGCATCTTTCGGTGAGCGGGCTTTCCGGCTTTGCCGAGCGCTTCTTCCGCTATGGCGTGATCGCCTTTTCGAGCGGCGCGGCGGCGGGGCTTTCGGCCGATATCGAGGACCATCGCAGGGCGGACGGGGCGGACGAACTGGCGCTGTGGCTGCCGATGGCCGCGGGGATAGCGACCGGCGACACGCTGGAGGTGACGGCGGGCTGCGACAAGCGCTTCTCCACCTGTCGCTCGAAGTTCGCCAACGGACTGAATTTCCAAGGGTTTCCGCACATGCCGGGCAGCGATTTCAGCTACGGCTATGCCGACGGGGAGACCGTGCACGACGGGAGGCCGCTTTATGGGTGAGGGGCCGCGGACAACGACCGGCGAACGCGTCCTTGCGATTGCGCGCAGCTTCATCGGCACGCCGTACCGGCATCAGGCCTCGCTGAAGGGCGTCGGCTGCGATTGTCTCGGGCTGGTGCGCGGTGTGTGGCGGGAGCTTTACGGGGCGGAGCCGGAGGTGCCGGCGCCCTATGCGGCGGACTGGGCGGAGCGGGCAGGCGAGGAGCGGCTGCTGGAGGCTGCCCTGCGCCACTGCGGGCCGGCGCTGGCGGTCGCGGAAATGCGGCCGGGCGATCTTCTGATCTTCCGCTGGCGGGAGGATGTCGCGGCCAAGCACGCCGGCATCGCCGCGCCGGACGGGCGTTTCATCCATGCCTACGAGCAGGCGGCGGTAATCGAATCGCCGCTCGTGCCCTGCTGGCGCCGGCGCATCGCCGGCGTCTTCCGTTTTCCGGAGCTTTCCTGATCCATGGCGACACTTCTCTTCCAGGCTGCGGGCGCTGCGCTCGGCGGCGTGTTCGGACCCGTTGGTGCGATCGTCGGCCGGGCTGTCGGGGCGCTTGCCGGCTCCATCGTCGACCGCTCGCTGATCAGCGGCACGCAGACGATCTCCGGGGCGCGGCTGACCGACGGGCGCGTGCCGGGCGCCGAGGAGGGCACGGCGATAAGCCGCGTCTACGGCACGGCACGGGTCGGCGGCACGCTGATCTGGGCGACGCGCTTCGAGGAGGAGGTGACCGTCGAGCGGCGCGGCGGCAAGGGGCGGGGCCCGCGCGTGGAGACCTATCGCTACTATGCCAATGTCGCGGTCGGGGTCTGCGACGGGCCCATCGCCTCGATCCGGCGGGTGTGGGCGGACGGGCGCGAGATGGACCTTACCGCCGTCGAGATGCGCATCTACCGCGGCACGCGCACGCAGGCGCCCGATCCGCTGATCGAGGCCAAGCAGGGGGCGGGAAGGACGCCGGCCTATCGCGGGCTTGCCTATGTCGTCTTCGAGCACCTGCCGCTCGACACCTACGGCAACCGCATCCCCGTGCTGCAGTTCGAGGTGGTGCGGCCGGTCGGCACGCTGGAAGGCGCCATCCGCGCCGTCACCGTCATTCCGGGCTCCAGCGAGCACGGCTACGATCCGCGGCTGGTCACGGAACGGCTCGGCTCGGGCTCGGCGCGCAACACCAACCGCAACATGCTGGTGGCGGCGACCGACTGGCAGGCCTCGATCGGCGAACTGCAGCGCCTCTGCCCCAATCTCGAACGCGTCGGGCTCGTCGTCGGCTGGTTCGGCACGGACCTTCGGGCCGGCGCCTGCCGCGTCCTGCCGGGCGTGGAGACCGCCGCGCGCGGCGTCGAGAGCCGGCCGTGGCGCGTCTCGGGCATCGCGCGCGGCGGCGCCCATGTGGTGAGCCGCAGCAACGGCAAGCCCGCCTATGGCGGCACGCCTTCCGACGACAGCGTGATCGCGGCCATCAGGAACCTCAAGGCCCGCGGCATCGAGGTCTATCTCTATCCCTTCCTGCTGATGGACGTGCCGGCGGGCAACGGCCTGCCCGACCCCTATGGCGGCACGCGGCAGGCGGCCTATCCCTGGCGCGGGCGCATCACCTGCCATCCGGCAAGCGCCGACGGGACG